GTTCCCCCGTTGCGTTCGACCACAGGGCTCGACGCCCCCGTTTCCGGGTGGGTCCAGACGACCGCCACGCCGGCCACACTATATAGGGTCACGGCGGTATCCATGATGTTAAATACATTGGGCAACGGGTCATCTTGCTCGATGCGAGTATACGCCAGAGCGGCCCCGGGGGCGTCGCTATAGGTCGCCTGGCTGACAGTGTGAGGGCTGGCCAGGCGGTGGTGACGGTCCTCGAATACGATCTTGCCGTCCTTCGCCTCGTAGATGAAGCCCCCCTCGGTCTCCTCCGGCTTGCGTAGTGCGTCTATCGTCCGCAGATTATCAACCCACCACCTGGTCATGGTTGTCTGGCCCGTATCCAGCGCCCTATCGCCAGCAGGCCAGTTCGCCTCATCCAACACGTCGCCGATAGCGGCCCCCGTCCCTTTGGATGTCGCCATCGCCAGGCTGATATCCCGTTGGTTGAGGTAGCCGAGGGGCCCGGTAGCGATTAACTCCACGGTTCGAACGCCGCCAGCCATCGGGCTGGGAGTCAACCGCATCAGCCTCCCCGTCCACAGAGGAGACCCGGCGAAAAGGATCGGGAACGTATAGGGGAACCCGTCGTCCGTCTGAACCTGTACCCGACGGCCTGGCAATATATCGCCAGCGATAGGCGACCCGCCCTTAAAAGAGCTGTAATCCCCGGACTCGTTATTGACCGTGGCCTTGAGGGTGCCCGATATACTCCTGCCGGTCAGTTGGGATGCCCGGTCCCGCCCCCTGAAGAAGGCGATATCCAATACACGTGACGTAATATCCTCTCCGGTCCCGGTATAAGCGGCATCATTATCCCAATCGACCGCTACCTTCAGGGCTTGCGTCGCCATCTATTCCTCGCCTAGGCCCAATGCTTTTGCTAAGACCGATATCTTTTCGGCATCTGTTTCCGCCCCTTTGAGCAAGGCCTTAAAATCGGGGGGTTGTTTCGCCAGGTATACGTTTAGCTTGTCCCTGTCCATGCCGTCGAGCTCCTCTAATTCGGTGTCCGTTATCAGGTCGGTCTCCACAACGGATATCCCTTTAGGCGTGTGGAATTGGACTATCATTACGCTGTCCTCCAGAGGGAAATCATGCTTATCGTGAAAATGTAGTCAATGGCGGAGCCGTTTCTCCCGTCCAGTATAAACTTTAGCGCTTTCAAACCGGCGGTGGCTATGACAATGTTGGTGGTATCTTTCACCAAGTTTTTGACTTCCCCCGCACTGTACCAATCATCACTACCTACCTCGGCGGCGTCTACGTAGATGTCTGTAATGCCTCTATTATTAGACGTGATGCCAATGAGCCGGAGGGTATAAGTCCCCGCGGCGAGGTAGACCGCATAGCTTAAGTTATCGCCATTATTAGTCGAGGTGTTTTCAAGACTATTATTAGATAGGCGGCCGGTCTCCACGGTCGTTGCCCAAGTGCCTTGTCCGACAACGCTGTAGTTTTGCGGCTCGATGGTGATGTGGCCCTCGCCTGCGTCAGAGGCACCGGTCTGCACTTGTGCATCTGTTCCATCGTCATCGGTGAACCATAACTCGCACGGGGATTCGTTCTTAACCCACAGTTGCCCCCTCCCTCCGGTATCACCTTGGGCCCCCGCACGCTCGGAGAGATATAACGAATCCCGCACAAGGAGTGTGGCGATGTTCGTCTCGCCTGCGAGGACATATAGTGCGGCATTGGTGGCCCCCTCGGTCGGCGCCCCCGCGATATAGAGGGTTGCCGCTGTCGTGATAGTGGTTACATTCTTAGTGATTCCCGGCTCGGTTAGATACAGTTGTGATACCACCCCGATAGTCTCAGACGCGGTCTGCGTCGTGATACTCGACACACAACCCATACAGTGGATGGCCGTTGTATCGCCTGCGGCTCCGGTAATCGTCCCCTCAAACCTGACCCCGTAAACGTCGGAACTTGCGCCGCTAGACGTGAAGGTGCTCTGGAATCGGTGGTAGAAGTTCCCGGCAGCCGCCGCTCCCCCGGAAGTTATGCTGCCTCCCAGGATCAGAGATTCCGTCGATTGCCATACCGGGTCATTGGCGCCCATAATGAGGGGATGGCCCTCTGTACCCTTGGCGAGTCGTATAAGGCCTGATGCCGCTGTGTTGGATATCAGGATATCGCCACGGGCCTGGTTGTTGATACTATGACCCGTCACCGAATCATATTCCGCCTCAGTCAGGGATGCCCCGACCTCGGTGTGGATAAACTCATTCGCCATCAACTGCCCCCATTGCTACGATCTTCTCGTATAGGCTAACCTGGCCGGCCTCAAGTTTGCCGGTGGCGTCGAGGTGGATGAGGCGGTCCTGGATAACCTCCATCATCTGGCCGTTTATCTCAACGCCCTTGATATGCTTCTCACCCGCCTCCCCGTCCCATGTGATTCTGTCGCCAGACTGTACGATGTTGAGGGCCTGTTGCTCGGATTTGGAGAACCCCAACTCCTCCCGTAGCTCCCGGATCAGGCGGAGGTTGATATAGTTCCCCTGCGCCGGCAGGATATCCTGGAGTTTAAGCCGCTCCAATACCGTGAGATTTACGCGACCGTTCCCTCCCTCAATCGACCCCATAGAACCCCCCGTTCAACTTTGCATCCCTGACGGCAGTAACAACCCGCTGATCGAAGTCCTGGAGCCCGAATACCGGGCCTTGGAATATCACGGTTATACCATCCCCGACACCCTTCCCCTTATTCAGCGGTATGATAGCCTCCGGGCCACTCTCTCCGGCCAATATCAAGGAGGGCTTGGTAACAATCCCTCCTTTCGCATAGGGTGTAACCCAGGTCAGTGCCGGGTCTTGCAGTGCGGTAAGTTGCTCCGCCAGGTCTTTACCCTTCGTCGCACTGATGAATTGTTGCCCTTCTTTCCCGGTAAGGTCGACGGTCTGCCCCGTATGCCGTGCGATAGCGACCCATGTTGCCTCTAACCTGCGGGCTGTTGCCTCGGCAGTCTCGCCAAGCTTCTCGTATGCCTCACTCGTCCCATCGAGGATCCTCGTAACCTCGCTGGCCACGAGGCCGGTTGCTTCCAGTAAGGCATTAACATCGCCCTGTTTGACCGCGAATTCCTCGATAACTTTCTCTAGCTCGTGCATGGTATGGCTAGTTTGTAAGGCCGCCTGTGCAACATCGTCAAATGTCAATCCCAGCTTGCCCGCCTCGGTCAAGAGGAATAGTTGCTTCTTGCGGAACCTCTCCCACGCTTCCGCCGTACTATCCCCGGCCCTGGACAGGGCCAAAGCCTTCTCCTCCAGTTTGTCCAACCCTTCGGCCCATTCGTCCATCGATCGAGCTATCGCCGGCGTATCGAAGACGTTCTCCATCGCATTGACCGACTCGACCACCTCGGCCAGACCCTCGACCATACGGCTACTTGTACCCGCAACCGCTACGCCCGTAGCCTGGAATGTGTCGGTCCACGATTGTGCGGCCTCCTGCATCCCCCCCATCTTGCGCTTGATATTGCCCCGCAGGTTCTCCATCTCTTCGTCTATATACCCGATTGCTTCATCCAGGCCCTTGAAGGCGTCTATCCCTAGCCTGTCGCCAACGATTGCTAACACCTTAGCCAAGGCCCGGAATTGCGCCGTGGCGACCTTGAAGAACAGTTGGAACCCCTGGATGGCCTTGTCCACGAACCAGGATATGCCCTGGGCCATCGAGTTTATGACCGTCTGCGTTATCCCCCGGATGTTGCCCCAATTCTTGCCCCATGCGGCCGCAAGGAGTGTGATGGCAGTAACCGCGAGGCCGATAACCCCTCCCATCGTTAACAGCTTCATGGCTCCGCCCATCATGGCGATGCCCGAGGCGATCGACGGGAGCAATATCAAGAGGGGCCCCAGCACCAGGAGGAGGCTCCCGATTGCGGCCGAGGCAGCTATAATAATCCGTGTCAACCTGGGGTTCTCCTTCGTCCAGGCGACCACTCCCCGGACTGTGCCCTCCATCCCCTTAATCAGATCTATAAGTATCGGCAACACCGCTTCGGCGATTTTGAATTTGACGCCATCGAGGGATCTGTTGAGCCTGGACATACTATCGTTAAATAACGCCGCCTTGTTGGCCGCCTCCTGGTCGAATACGATGCCCAGCTTATGGGCCTCCTCCCTCAATGACTCCAGGCCCATCTCGCCAGACGCCAGCATGGGGAGCAGAGCAGTCCCGGCCCGGCCAAACAGGTCAACGGCGAGGGCAGTCTTCACAGCCTGATTCTCCTCTGCCGCCATAGCCTGGGCGACCTCGAAGAACTGCTCCTCGGGGTTCATGCTCAGCAGGTTTTTCGTGCTCAGGCCCAGCTTGTCGAATGCCCGCTGATATGTGGCTAGGCCGTCATCGGCGTCCACGATGGCCTTACTGAGTTTTTTCGCACCCTTCTCGATGCTACCCAGACTTGTCCCCGAGAGCTCCGCCGCATGGCGCAACTCCGAGAGCGCCTCTGTCGAGAACCCGGTTCTGGCGGCCATCTTCTGGACCTCGTCGCCCATCTTGGCATAGGCCTTGACGCTGGAGACTCCCACGGCGACGATGCCTGCCCCAACGGCGGTCATGGCAACCCCTATCGCCTTGTTGTGCTTCTTGACCGTGTCCGCAAGGCCGCCGATAGACGCCTTGGCCTTGCCAGTGCGCGCCTCAACGAGTATCTCGACTTTATTTGCCATCATCTGCCTCGGATAATAGGGCATGCATCTGCAATATAGTCCAGGCGTCCTCCTCCATCAGTGCGGACGGGAGGCAACCATATCGCTGGCATAGCGTGTCGATGTACCTGGCCCTTGTCAATTCGACCGGCTCAGTGACTTTTGTTCCGTCTCTGCCAACGGCTCCGGGGACTGCTCGCCATCGGCGGACTGCCCCCCTAAAGGGTCAGGCACAACGCCCATCGCCTCCAGCCATGCCGCTATTATCACATTGGCGAAGGCGTAGGGTATCCGTGTCATACCTTCTCCATCGGCATTGATTCCCTCCAAGTTCCAGGAATCAAGGATCTCGTCGCCGAACATCCGGAACGTATCGTTGACGCTCCCCAGGTTGCCCTCATCGCCCAGCTTCGCGCCCAGCGCCTGGAATTCGAGATAGAAGGCTATGCTGACATCAAGTGCCACCGTTACCTCTGCCCCAAGGTAGTCCGTGTCCTCAAATTTGAGAACAGCCATCCGCTTCGGAATCTTGAACCCCTTCATGGCACCTCCCTATTATGACCAAGTTGGCGCTGTCCCGTTGGATAATTGGGCCGGCGCCGACCACGTAAGCTCGCCCGTATTCGCCCGTGTCAAGGCGTAGTCGGTGAATAGCATCTCCATCGATAGCGTCTGGCCAGAGATTGCCAGGGCGACAGTCCGTGTCACCGATGTCGTTGATACCCGCTTGAACACGTCGTGGCTCATGTTTGACGCAGGGTTGAAGGCCCCATCAAGTGTCACCTGCCCATCGGCGAGTAATAGAATCCGTTCGACCGCCGACTTGTCCAACCCCGTGATATCCTGGCTCCCCCTGGGTGTCGATATCGCCAGACTCATTATGTCATTGCTGATATCCCTGCCCGATCCCGCAGAATCGTCAACGGTCACGGTAAAGGCGAATCCTGCTTCTTTAGCCATTTATCCCCCTATATTATGCCCAAGTTGGTACCGCCCCAGACTGTAGCAGACCAGTCACAGACCAGGTAAGCTCCCCGGTCGATGCCCTGCTGAGGGCGTAATCCGATAACAGCATCTCCATCGATAGCGTCTGGCCAGAGACAGCGATTGTCACCGTCCGGGTCACGGACGCCGATGAGACAGTCTTGAATACGGCGTGGCTCATGTTCCCAGCGTCGTTAAAGATGCCGTTAATAGTCACCTGCCCATCGGCGAGCAATAGCAACCGCTCGATCCCGCTCTTGTCCAACCCCGTGATATCTGCCGTTCCCCTCGGCGTGGAGAAATCTATCCCTGTGATATCGTTGCTGATATCACGCAGCGACGTCCCGCTGTCGTCAACGGATACCGTCATCCCCAGTCCTGATTCTTTGGCCATATTTCACCTCCTGCTAATTTAGCCCAGATCTACATCGTCCTGAGCAGTCCCCCGCTCATACGCAACGACCATGTCAAGATTACTGAAGCTCCCCGTTGTGGTGATTCTTAGATACCTCTCGACCGACCCGGTCGCCACCTTGCGCTCCGCTGTTGGTTCGGCGCCATTGGCGACAGCGGAGAAGGCGAGGATAGTCGCCCAAGAATCTCCGACGCCATTGTCGGAACTCTCCTGGATGATCACGGTGGGAGTCCCCGAGTCTATGTCCACAACCTGGAGATACCCCACTATACCCTTACTACTGCTGCCCGAATCATCCACACCCGTACTTGAGGAAGCGGAACTGTGGGTGATCTTGCCGGCCGACAGGGTTCGCAACCACTCTAGGGGTGTCCCTGCGGCGCCAAGGTTCTGTACCGTGATGACCAGCGACCCATCAGCCCCTCGGCTAGGGTCATAATTGACCTGCTTTGCCACTAGCCCGGCCGCTACATCGCCGACCGACCCGCCCAGTAGCCAGGTGATGATAACATCTGTCGTGGGGAGGGCGGACAGGACGGGGTGGGCCATCAAGGAAGCATCGTTGAAGTACGCGGTAAACGATATCTCCCCGTCGGATAGCCCGTTGATACGCTCCATTGCTGACTTGTTGATGGGCGTCACATCCAGGAGGGGGCGAGGCGAGCCGGCATTGCTTATCGCCCCCACATCCCCGGACAGGTCTGACCCGTGTATATATATCTGCTGCGCTAGCCCTGATGTTTTAGCCATTCCTCACCTCGCTGATATAGCCCCCGGCAACCAGGAACTTGAGGTTACTCAACCCCGATGGGACGGCGAACTCGTCCCCCTCGAACCACTCCTTATCCTGCCAACTGATAATCGGTATGCCTTTCGGCAACCCTCGCGGATTTGCAACCACATATGACCCATCTGGTACAACTTGTTTCCTACCTGCCATCTCGTCTCCTCCGTTTATGCCGTGGTCGTGGCACTATCGTTAACTATTAACGGCACCGTGATATCTGCTATCCGGTACATAGTCCCTCCCAAGTCCAAGAACCCCCAGGTTGCCGATAAAGCCGTGCCGAATATACCGCCAGCGTCTATGTTCTGGATCGTGGCCCCGAGGTCGAAGTCTCCCAGTAGTTGCTCGCCGAATAGTTGGATGGCGTCGGCCATCTCCCCCTCGATATCCTCCGTTGGTTCCATCATCATGTTGATATAGAGCCGGACGGTAACAACGTGCAGCTCTCGGGTCTTGGTAAGTGTTAATTCGGCGACCGACATCGATGCCATAAAGATGGAGGCTGTTAGGCGCTCCGTGGGGGGGCTCTTGGGTTCCCCAATCACGGCCGCCCCAGAATAGCCTCCCGCCGATAGGAATGACTGCATGGCCTGGAGTGTTGCCCGGATACTGAAGGCCATTAATCATTCAGCCTCGACACGAGATATTTGGCCATCTTCTGCCCCTTGCCATTGGCCATCTTACTCAGCCAATCCCTTGTCGTCCGGAAGGACCGATAACCCTTGAACCGGGTTGTCTTATTCCGGGAACTCTCGCCCTCCAGCCAGGGCCCATATACCACCCTCCCCCCATCGGTGATGATCCCCACGGTGTATCCGTTAGTCAGCCGGCTCGATATGTTCCTCCTGTAATTCCCGGTGCTAGCCTTGCCCTTCCTGGCCTCGGCAACTGACAGATATACTCCCGCGGGTCTGGGGCGCAGGTAATCGTTCAGCTTCTGCTCGCCGGCCTCGATCATCGCCTGGAGGTAGTTCCGCCCCCATGTCGAGATGATACGACCCGCCTTGCCCTCAAATATCGGGCCCGTCGTGATTATCCTCGCCCCGGTCATATGGCGGCGCTCCTGTACCTCTGATATAACCCCCTGGCGTTCTCCCTGAGTGCGCTAAGGTTACGGCCCAAGAACTCCCGGGAACCCTCACCTGTGCCCACGTTGCGCCCCCAGGAGCTGGTGTGCTGAGCGACCATGGCGAGGGTTTCGGCCAGGCATAACTCGGAGATATTAGCGGGGGGTACGCTGACTGTGATGGCCGTGCTATTTGCATGGGTGGCCGCCGTTGTCCCGTTGACACCCCGGACAATCGTCAATGTGCGGAATACCTGGATGGCGGTATCGTCGCCATGGGCGGCAACGACCGTCCCATCATGGGCCCTGGTTACCGTCAGGACTGTTGCGGTCGAGGAGGTAACAGACATCTTCTCCGAATCTACCATTATGGTTTCCCCATCCCCTATCCCGTGCCCGGAGTCAACGGTGATTGACACCTCCGAGAGGCTGGCGGCCAGAGCCCCATCAATCAACACCGAATCGAGAGCGGCGGCGCTCCGCTCGGTTACGAATATCTGCTCGGAATCGATAATCAGAGTCGAGCCAACATCGACGAGCGACCCATCGGAGACAACCATGCTGGTAGCACTAGATGACCCTGCAAGGCCGCTCACGACCGTCCCGGCGGCCCGGGTATCGTTAGAGTAACCCCACAAACCCAAGACCGACAGCGACCTCTGAGACGTGTCTCCTGCTGCCAGGGCCGCAGTCGAGGATGTGTTAATCTCAACCCGGTCGTATGGCGGGCCCTGGTTGTTGGGCTCCAGAAAATAATCGGACGAGGATATCGTTGTCGGGGAGCTGTCCTGCGCTTGCGTCTGGATAGTGGTTATGGATATCAGGTCTTGGTCGAGGTTGAGGACTGTTGCCCTGGATCGGCGGGCGAAGGCCAGCCGGGGCGGCCACTCATAATATCTAGTTTCTGTCCGGGGAATGAAAAAGCGGCGCATCACCTGGTCTATCTCCAGGCTCCGGCCCTTTATGGCATTATCGATGATGGCGTTAACGCCAACGCCATTGACCCTGGCGGCAGTCTTGACCGCCTCTCGCGTAGTGTACCAGTTCGCCATCCCTCTCCCTGCTTTCTAGGTTTGGTCGGCTATATTTATTTGCTACCGCCATCCCAGCGGTAATTCCCTAGGGGGCAGGCCCTCACCCCTGATGTGTGTATCTCCAGCGGCTCGCCGTCGATGGGGCAGGCAGTTGGAGGCTCGGACCCCTCGAATTCCGTTTGGGCCCTCGCCTGCCGCAGTATATCGCCCAGTTGCTCCCAACTCATAACCCCACCTGTGGGGCCGGGTAGGGAAGGAAGGAAAACCCTACCCGGCCCCAACACCACGCCGCCAGAAGCGACGCCAGATTAAACCGTCCCAATCCCTCCCCCTATGTTGCCACTGGCGAGAGGACGCCGGATTTGTCGGCAAGGTCGTCATGGTAGCATTCGAAGGAGAAGCAACTACCAGGGTCTGACGCCGTTGCCTGGGTTATGTCGGTATGGTAGACGTTGCGTATCAAGGCACCTGTGCAGGCCGAGATAAGTTCGATGGCGTGATCCCCCGTCTGGCTGTTCTTCAGGATGCAGTCCCTCACGATCAGGTTCGTCAGTACCTTGCCAGTGGGATTGTGAATACAGGCATCAGCGAAGTCCCCGAGTATGGTGCATTCGGCGATAAGCACCTGGTCGGCAACCTCGTCGAGCCCGATTGCGTTGCTAGCACCAGCTGCAGCGTCGGAGTCGAAGATGCACCCGATGATGGTGGTACGGTCGCAGGCATTGGCTCCGCCGCCGTTCACGTCGATACAGGTTACCCACTCCTTGGATGAGCCGTGCCGGAATTCGCAGTCCTTAATGGTGCAATCGGTCGCGTTGACGTCCACGACGATTGTCGTATCTTCGGTCACCAGGAATAGCAGGTTCTCCACCCAGCAATTAGCGGCCCCCAACTCGAACGTCGAGCCTACAGCCGACAAGGTAATCGTCGGGCGGGCCGTACCTCGACCCAGGCCGATAATAGTTACCCCAGCCACGTCCACATCTATACCCGCCGCCCCGGAAACAGTCTCCGCATGACCGGGGAGGACGATGATAACATCGCCCTGGTTAGCCGTGCACTGGCCGACGGCGAAGTCGATGGTCAGGAAGGGGCTGTCGGGGTGGGTCCCGAACCCAGCCGTGTCAGCGCCGAGCGAGGTCTGGTTAGAGTCCACATAGAAGAGGTTCCCGGTGTAACGGCTTGTGTCCATGAGCACGGGGAACCCCCCCGCCACCTTCTTAAAGGATAGCGGGCTGCGTTCGCCAACTATGGTCGCTCCGCCCGATATCGGCCTGATACCATGGAGGCGCAACCGCTCCGCCCAGTATGCGTCAATGACCCCCTGCCATAACCCCCTGACATAGGCCCGGGAGTTGCGGTATGTTGCCTTCGCCCAGGCCAGGATTCCCCCACCCATCCCACTCAGGTATGCCCTTGCTTTTTTCCAGTTGCTATCTCTCTTCAATTCTCTCCTCCGCGTTTCAGGATTGTCCCTTGTTGCGGTTACCTCTTACGGCCGCCCCTTGCCTTGGCGACCTGCGGGAATACCACTTGTTTGTCCTCGGACGGGAACCCGATCACCTTGCGGGCCGAACGTGTATGCCGGCAGGCATCAGGGCTCAGGAGGAGGCAGGCCCGAGAGCCGCACACCGTACAGACACCAGCCCGGTCCTGCGTTCGGTGCGCCATAACCTCGTCCTGGCCCGTCATCACGTGGTCCCTGGATGGCTTCCGGGTAATTTCCATCTCGTTCTCGTTGAGAACTATCCCCCGGGCCTCCCGCTCAGTAACTTGATCCTCGTCCATGACCGTCCACACAGCATTCGCCCACTCAACCGGTGTCATCCCGTCCGGTATATGGGCCTTATTGCCCTGGAAAGTTCTCATTTATCCCCCCTTTATCGGGCGCCTATGACCCGGTATCCACATACACCTGGCTACCAGACGATGCCGCACCCTGTAGCTCCTTCCGCGGGTAGGAGTATCCGTACCGTATGACGAAGGCGGTTACGTTATCGGTGCCGGAATTGCCAGCCTCCTCCAAGAGTAACCGGATATGGGTGAAGCCGTTATCCACATCCATATCCTCCGCCCGGACTTCCAGCACCACGAAGTCGCCATCAGCATCGACCGGGCTGTCAGTGTCATAATTACCGCCGCTTGCCGATGTGGTAAGGCTCTTGACGCTCGTCCCGCTCCCGTCTGTTGCCTGCTGGAACTGGCAGGTATCGAGGTCATCGGAGGAATTCCATGTCCCCAACTCCACGTAGGCCATGGCCCGCGCATAATCCTGCATGGCCAGATACCCACTATTTGCCGATGTCCCACCGATATCGGCGGTCTCGATGATGGTTATGCTTGCGTGTTCCGTCAGTCTCATACTCACTCTATTCTCCCATCTTGTTCAGGTCAGCGGCCTAAGTTTTGGCCGTGCCTCACGAGGGCTCCCCTAGGATCGGGTTGCCAGGGCGACGAAGTGCCCCAGGGTACTCGACCCATTCCGTGGGGTCAAAGGTGTCTCCAGCCAGGGTTTCCCGTCCAGCCGGGAGATGCCCCGGAACTGTATCTCGTCCGTTCCGAATCTAACGTGCTCGCTTGCCGCCATTGTCATACTCTGGCGGTCGGCGATGATGTATTGGGAGAAGTCGGCGAAGTAGATATCGCCGACCGTGCCCAGCGTCTGGCACTTCTCCGAGAATATCACCGGGCGACCGTAGATCGTAACAGGCGGAGCTCCCACCATATTAGCCACGAATACCGCACTACCGCCAGAACCGACACTCCGTGACATGGCGGCCAGTTGCGGGAAGGTATTTGTATGCGCTACCCAGACCGCCCGGGCCTTAGAGGGCCCCAGCATCCGGGAATACATCTTGTCCAAGTTCTCGGCAACGATCGTGGTCGCCGACTGGCCGCTCTCCTTGGCGACCGATACCAACCCGGAGGAGTTGAGTATCCCGGTTGGCTGGCCAACGCCGGTCCCATTCAAGAAGGCGTCGTCCTGGAAGTATGCGTTGGCCTCCGCAAACATCCGGGTAAGCAGGGCCTGAAGCCCGATTGCGCTATCAGCCAATAACTCGTTCGAGACGATGGTCGAATTGACCAGTTTGTGGGCCGTGAACATCAGCTGAGAGAAGGTTGGCTCGTTGGCCGTAATCGTCCCGCTCTCCGGAGTCCATAGGCTCTGCACCCCGCCGAACACGGTGCTTGCATGGGTCGTGTCCCTGACAGCCGGTATCCGCATGGTATCGCTCGCCATCGGCATAACGAGCGCCCGGGGCCGGACGATGGACATCTCCAGCGCCAGGGTCATGATGTCGGAGACGAATTGCTCGGGCACCAGGAACCCGCCCTGGTCGCCAGATGACCCGGCTAATACCTTGACCAGCCTCTCATCCATCCCCCCCCGCTGCATCTGCACGCTCGGGATGATTGACGTCAAGAACTCGCCAAAACTCCTGAACTTGCCGTTCAGGGCTAGGGATTGCGCCCGCCCATTCGCCTCTGCCGATGGATTGCCCAACATCAGGTCAGGGGCCGGGGTATTAGGGGCCTCGCTCATGGGTAGCCGCTGGGGCTGCCCGCCGTGCTTCTCGACCGCCTCCTTGATGGCCGTCTCGGCTACTGCCCTGGCTACCTCGGCCATATCGGGCTCCTTGGCC